GCTTCCCGATCGCGCGCGACTGGCCGGCGATCGAGCGCGCCGCCTTCTGCCCGAGTTCGCGAAAGAGCCCGTCGACGTCAATCTCGATCTCGACCTCGTGCGTCGTGTCGGTGTAGTCGTCGAAGTCGCACGTCTTCCCGCCGCGGCCGTTGTCTTTGTAGGCGTAGCGGCGCACCGTCACGATCTGCCGCCGCCGGATCACTTCGCCCTTCATGCGATGTCCTTCACCTTCATCAGGTCCACGTTAAGCACGGCCTTCGCCATCCGCTTGATCTCCTGCGCCGTGATCCAGTCGTCGCGCCGCTGCGCACACGGGCCACACCACACACAACTATCGAACTCGCTTTTCCAGAACCCGACGCCGCAGTCCGCGCAGTCCGCGTTACACGGCTCGCCGTCGAGATAGTCCGCCGGTTCGTCCGGCTGATCGTAGCGGCTCATGAGAGATCCTCCACCGTCAGCACGACGGGCTGCGCCGTCAACGCGATCATCCACAACGCGCGCTTGAACGCCGACTCAAACGCGAGCGTCTGGTGGAGGTCCGTGTGGGCGTAATAGAGATGGAGTAAGAACATGGCTACCACCCACACGTTTGATAGTTGTGCAGGCCGTCTTTCGCGCCGACCGCCCCCGCTACGAACGCCGCCGTCTTCGCGATCACCTTGGCCGCCTTCGACTCCCGTGACGCCGTGAACTTCAACAGCACGGCGACCCCGCCGATGATCGCGAGCTTCGGAATCGCCACACGCAACACCGACGGACGCACGCCGAGCAGCGCGTTGGTCTCAAAGCACGCATGCGCCGGGTTCTGATGGATCGTCGTGAGGAGGTCGCTGCCCTGCCCCACGATCACCGCCACATACGGCGCGAGCGACAGCGGCCAACCCTGCGCGGACGCGGACGAGGCCACGAGAAGAAGTAGTCCGAGCACGACGCCGCCGCGACGGAGGCTGCGCATTACGCCGTCTCCTGCAGGAAGCGAATCGCGCAGTCCGGGCAGAGGCCGTCAGAACACCGATGCGCCAGGTGTAGGTCCGCGAGTTGCTTCGCGCTCAAACACCACGCGCAGCATTTCACGAGATGGTCCGGGCCGACGACGACGAGCGGATAGTTGAGCGCGGTCGTGATGGCGGGCATCGGGAGCCTCTCTTTTGCCGGGCGGCAAGGCTCCCACTTACACTGTGGGCAGCCCGCGAGCCGACTACTACTCGGGTTACGGGTTAGAGGCCGGTCGGTGCTACTAACACCGGCCGGTCTCGCTCTGGTCTGAACAGCTTACGTCGAATCGCGGTCGGTCTCCCACGCGTAGAGCAGGGTCAGTGCGGCGCGGTTGGCCGCGAGCGCCTCCGCATTCGCCGCGCCGTGCGCCGTCATGGCGATCCCGAACTGCGTGGCGGCCTCGGCCATCGCCGCATTCGCGGTATTGATGCGCTCGATGGCTTTGTCGTGCGCGTCGAACACTTGGCGGAAGAGGCCGGGGACGTTCGGGGTTTCCATGTCCGAAGTGTATACCTTGACCCCCTACAGGTCAAGCGAATAAGATAGGCGCATGCCGAATCGCCTCTCCGAAGACGCGCTCGACTACTTCCGCCAACAAGGCGCGAAGGGCGGGAAGATCGGCGGCAAACGCGCGGCCGCGCTACTCTCCCCCGCCGAGCGAAAAGCCCGTGCCACGAAGGCCTCGAAAGCCGCCGCCGTCGCCCGCACGAAGAAGAAGCACGCGAAGGAGAAAAATTAAATGGCTACCAGTGTTGCAACCACTTTCGGAAAAACTCCGTGCCACATCGACACTCGCTTCCATGTTGACATCGGTCACGTTGGCGATCATCCGGCTGTGGCGACCGCCTTCGCGAACGACGAGCCCGTGACAGACGAGCGCGGCCAGCCGGTGGAATATGTCGCGACCACCGAGGAGCAGGCCGCAGCGAATATGCGCTCCTACCTTGAGAAGCGGTTCGGTGCGAGGGCGTAGCTCCTATGCCTGAGTCCCCCGACTTCGATCAGATCGCGCGGCAGCTCGTCGAGGCCCACAGCGCGGCGGCGCAGAACGAACGCGACATCGCCCTCGACATCGCCGAGCAGCTCCGACTCGTCTGGAACGCCCGCGGCGCCGCCGACATCACGCTGATCGAGGCGGAGTTACCCGGCGCGTATACCAAGATCCTCGATCGCGCGCTCCGCACGTTGGATCGCTGATGCCTGAATCCCGCCTGCAGGCCGGGGACGCCTATCCGTGTCCACGCTGCCGTCAGCCGCATGTCGTGACGCAGCCGTATCGCGATCGATCGACGGCGGAACGATCGCACCTGTACGTGACGTGTGGAGGGCAGCTGTACTTCGTCGGTGTGGCCCCGCGTGTGGAGACCATCGACCAGGACGACGTCTACTGAATCACGCCGGGTCGACGGAGTCGCTCTTCACTGATTCGGTCCGCGGCCTGCGCGAGGGCTCTTAACCCGTCCCGATCGGGTTCACTCTCCCCGGCGATACACCCCATCACCGCCGCCAGCACCGTACTGACCAAGGCCACGTCCGCATCTTCCGACGTCAACGCGTCGTCGGTGATCGGCGCCAGGTCCTCGGCGAGTTCCGGGAGCGTCACGGCGTCGGCGTCACCGGATGGCTCGCCAGCCAGTCTTTGCCGATCTGCTCGCCGATGTTCGTGTCCGTCACGAGCTTCTGAATGACATCGGCATCCGTCACCGACTGCCCCGCCGCGTGCCGGGCCCGCAGCCAGGCCGACAGTTCCGGCAGCGCGATCTCATTGATCAAGGCGAGCAGGAGCGCGGGGTTCATGGTTGGAGTCCTTCGAGCACCACGTCGACCGCGCCCATCGCGGCCACGACGACGAGATTCTGCACACTCGGGAGCTGCGCCTTCGTCGACGCCCAGGCGGTCCGGATCGTCGTCGGCCAGCCGGCCGGCGTGGCGGCGAGCGTCTGATCGGCGGCGACGCAGAACTGCACGATCGTCCGCGTCTGGTCCACGGACAAGGCCGCGTTGGCGTTCGCCGCGATCGCCGCGTTCATCAGTTCGTTGACCCTGACGACCACCGCGTCCGCCCTGAACGCCGTCTGCCCTTGCGGCGTGACGACGGTGACCGGCGGCGCGCAGCCCGCGCCGGCGAGCAGCACGAGGAGGATTACCGGATATAGCTGGTACTTCATAGTGGCCCTTCAGATCCGCTGATTGGTCAACAGCCGAATCACGATGACGACGAGCGCGACGACGAGCAACAGGTGAATGAGCCCGCCGCCGACGCCGATCGCGAGCCCGCCGCCCCAGAAGACGATCAAGAGAATGATGATGATCAGCAGAGGATCCATATCGATCACGTGTCCTTTCGGTTCAGTCCACGCTCGCGAGCGCGACGGCGAACGCTTCCGTATAGCGGAGGGCGCCCGTGGGATCCCGCAACGGCAGGCCCGCCGCCGACGTCTTGTTCAACGTGAAGACGCGGTCGCCCCACAGGAGCACTTCGGCCTCGTGCCCGTCGAGAAACGGCGGCACCTTGCCCGAGACGACGAATTGCCCAGCGGCGTTGTAGAGAATCACGTCTTGCATCAGTCCCTCGGCGCCACGACGTAGCCGCACCGTTGACAGACGGGGACGGCATGGCCGCTGCGGACGGCATTACTCAGCGGGTCCGGGCGCGCGCAGCGGCACGTGCAGACGAGCGGCGTCAGTAGGTGCCGAGTGATCCGGTAGGCCGCGCTTGTTCGTCGCAGCCGGCGATCTTTCGCGCCCGGGGTTTCGGTCGTCATGCCGGCACCCGATGGTGACGCACCGCCCGATGTTCCCACCAGACCAGCGCGGTGTACAGCCCGACGTTGACCGCGAGATGCGTCTCGCGCCGGCACACGAACGCCAGCACGTTGTAGCCGAGACAGACGCCGGCGAGCAGCTCGAGCGCGGCGTGCGTCGATCGCTTCACGGGTTCGCAGCAGCCGGCGTGGAAGACGGTCATCGCGGCAACGCGGGCACCGCGCCTCGCACGCTGTCGGCGAAGGCGAGCACCGCCGAGAGCAGGCACACGGCGCAGAGGTCGCAGGGCGCGGTGTTCTTCGTGATTGTGACGACGACCCTGCACTGAAAGCCGAGCACCGCGTTCACGAGGCGCGCCGGGTCCGCGTCCACAATCACGGAGTCGCAGTTGTCACAGTGGGCTTTCATCATCGCGGCACCAACGGGGTCGGGACCGGCTGGGTCGTCGTCGTCGTGATGCCCGGCGCCGTCGCCGGCATGACGATCGTGATGGGCGGGACCGGCGCCGCCGTGGCCGCGGCTTTCTGCGAGAACGTGTACGCGCCCATCAGGGCCGTCATGATCGTGAGCGCGCCGATGAGGAGCTTGGCGCTGTCGCTCATCCCTTCGCTCTTCCCGGTGCCGATGTCCCGCGACGTCGAAAGCTTGCGCATCTCGATCATCAGTTCGGAGATCTGCGGGTCCGCCACCGCCGAGCGGCCGATGCCGCGATTCACGGTCGTTTCGATGGACGTCAAGCGGTCCAAGATCGGACTGACCACGCGCTCCGTGTTGTTCCGCAGCACTTCGGCCGTGGTCGTCGCGGCAGTCGCCAGCGCCTGAATCGACTGTTGCGATTGCGCCGTCGTCGCGGTCAGCGTCGACCGATCGTTGTCGCGAATCGCGTCGAGCCGTTTGGCTTCGCTCTCGCGCGCCTCCCGCGCGTGCTGTTCGCGCAACGACGCCATCGCCTCGAGGTGAATCCATTCGCGCTCCATCCGCGCGATTTTCTCGTCGGCGATCACCGCCCGCAGTTCGGCCATGTCGTCGATCCGCATGACGGCGGCGTCCACCAGGTCGAGCACGTTCTTCGTCGGATCGATCACGTTGCCGACCCCATTCAGCGCGTCGGTCGCCCGCCGATGCAACCGCGGCGGCATCGAGTCACTCATGCTTTCACCGTCGCTTCCGATCCCGCGCCACTACTCGGCGGCGCCGTCAACCGCGTCAACGCATCCCCGCTGGCTCTCGAGAAGCCATACACCCCCGACGCCGACATCGAGACGGACACCCAGGCCGCGAAGTAATCGAAGCCCTCCGCCCGCACGAACACCCCTTGCGTCCAGATCCAGAACAGCACGCCCGCGAGCGCCAAGAGGAGCACCGCGATCGGCCCCGCTCTGTCAGGTAATCCGCCCCACTTGAGCAGCTGGGTCAGACTCACGACGGCCGCCGAGACGGTCAAGATCGCCTGCGCGTTCATGGCGTCGGGGGATCCGGCGGCGGATCGGGCGGGGGCGTCACGTGCGCGGCCGCCAGTTCCTCGACCAACACGTCGATCTTGGCGTGCGCGATCGCGAGCTGCACGATCAGGTCCCCCACCATGTGCTTCAGGTGTTCGTCGGCCGTCTTCGCCATTACTGCGGCGTCCCGCTCACCGTCCCGGCCGGCAACTTCCCGGCCGCGACGAGCTGCTGAAAGACGAGCTTCACCAGCGACGTGCCGGTCGAGAGATTCGCCACGTTCAGCGCGGTCATCAACGCGACGGCGGTCGGCCCGCTCCATTCGCCGTGGACTTCGACGCCGTCCGAGCCGCGGACCACGGCTTGAATAAACTGCGCCTCCAGGTCCAGCGTGAGCCGTGCGAACGTGTAACTGATCCGCGTCGGCGGGACAATCGGCGTCGTCAGAGTCAGCAGTTCAGCCATCAGTCAGGTCCTCAATACGAAGGCGTCCACTTCGTGCCATCCCACACGAAGACCATCAGCTTGTTGATCACGGCGGTCCCGCCGCCGGCCGGCACCAGAATGTTGCCCGTCGCGTCGTAGGTGAACGCCGCCGTCGGCAGGATCAACAGAAACCCGGGCGACGCCATCGTCGCGGGGACGGTGATCGTCTTGATGAGCCCGGCGCCGAGCTGGTGGATGAGCGCGGTCGGCGCGATCGTGTTCGTGGTCACCGTCAACGCCGCGATCGTCGACGAGGTGTAGAACGCGGCTTTGATGGCGGCGTCGCCGGTCTGCGCGCGGGTCCGGAATTTGGCGATGGCATCCGCGGTCACGTCGAGGCCGACGCCCGCCGTCGCGGCATTGTTCGTGATGTTGAGTTGTCCGTCAGCCGGCGACGCGAAATCCGTCCGTGATGCCCAGAAGATCTGCCCCGTGTTCGAGAGTTGAATGTTGCGGCCCACCGACACATCGAGCCCGACATTCAAGAGGCCGGCGCTCGTCAGCGTCAACGGAAACGTCGCCGCCGCCCCATTCCGTGAACTGCCAAACTGGAGGAGCCCGCTCGGCGTCGCCCCACTGGCCGGGACACTCTCGATCCACCAGTCATCCGTGTTGTCGGCGGCGACCGCGGTCGTATTCCAGACGTGACTCCGGAACCGGAGCCGCGGCGACTGCTGCACCGGCACGCCCGCCGTGGCCGGCGTCGGATTCTGCAGCACGCTCCCATCAGTTGAGACGGCGCCCAGCGCGGCGACGCTGCCGATCGCGTCGATCTGATTGTAGAGTTCCGTCTTCCACGCATTCGAAAAGATGGTGCCGACCGTACCGGACCCATCGTCGTCCGTCATTGATGTGCGTGTGATCGCCATGTCTTACGCCCCGGTCTGCGCGATGCGCAGGAGATTCTGCAAGGTGAACAACTGCGACCCGCCCGTCACGGTGCGGATCGGCCAGAGGGCGGGCTGGTAATTCGTACTGGTGACCGACTGGATCTGGAAGGTGCCGGTGCAGCTGGTCGGCGCCGCGAGACTCACGCCCTGGTGGCGGCCGGCGTGCGCGTTGAGGTCCTGCGTCGTGAAGCCGACGCTGACGAGGATCTGACTCTGGAGCGCGAGCTGCGCGGTGCCCGTCGCGCGGGCTTCCGTCTCCGAGAACGTGCCGGTGATGAGCTGTCCCACGACGATGCCGTCGTCGCTGCCACCCAGCAGCGCCGCGAGCGCCGTCTGGGCCGCGGCGTCGTTCAGCACGACGCGCAGATTGACGGCATCCCCGTGCGCGATCGGATAGCGGATCGATCCGGCGCCGCTCGTCGGAATGCCCGTCAAGGTCACGTTGAGGCCCGAGGTATCGGTCGCGGACGCCGTCGCGCCCAGCGTGCTGTCGAGCGCCGTGTCGAGCCAGATGCGCGCGAACGATCCGCCCGTCCCGGCGACCGTCACGTTCACGAGCACCGAGAAGGTCGTGGGACTGAGGACGGTCACGGTCTGCGTGCCGTTGATGGACGGACTGCTCGTGACCACGCCGCTGATCAGCACGACGTCACCGGTCACGAGCCCATGCGCGACCGGCGTCGTCACGACGGACGGATTCGCGATCGAGTTCGCCGTGATCGTGCCGGACGGGTTCACGTTGTCGAGGACGGTGTGCAGCAGTTGCAGCGCGGAGGCGCCGGCGGCCGTCCGGACGATCTTCCGCGCCGTGGTGCCGGCGGGACCGATCGGCAGCGTGAGCACGACGGCTTGTCCCTGGGTCGTATCGGTCGCCGGGGCCACGCCGCCCGGCGACGCACTGTTGTCCGTGTAGATGCCCGTCGTATTGTCGGGAATCTCGGCGATGAGGTTGAACGAGGCGGGCGACGTCGCGCCGGTGCCGCGATACAGCCGCCGTCGCAGGGTCCCGACGGCGCCGAGCGGCAGGCCCAGGGTATAGGCGCGCGTCGACCCGGCGGCGTTGATAGCCAAGCCCACGAAGGCCGGGATCAACGCCGTTTCGCCCAGCGCCGTGACGCAGGTGACCGCCCACCAGTTTTTCTGGATCGGGATGTTCCCGGCGACATCACTGCTGTAGGTCGGCGTCAGGGTGTTCACACTGCCGGCCGCGAGCGTCACGACCGTGGCCAACGGACTCGGCAGCGAATCCCCGGCCGGCGTTGTGAACACGACCGCATAGGCATGCACGCCCGGATCGACGCTGCCCCCGGCCTGGACCGTCGCGCCCGGCGCCGCCGGCGGCGCCGATCCCGTCCCGACGTAGCCGGTGTAGCTGATCGTCTGGGGTCCGGACTGCACCAGACCGCCGGCTGGGTTGTACCAACTCGCGCCGCCGACCGGGAGCGTCGGGCTGCCCGCTGGCACATCGATCGCCGCACTCGAGCCGCCGCCTTGGACCGGTTGCTGCGTAATCACCTGGCTGAGATCGCGCGTGACGCTGAACGCGGACAGGCCGGTGAGCAGCGCCGACGCGGCCGTGAGGGTCGTCGGGTCGGTCTGCGACGGGTCGCTCGTGATGCCGAAGCGGACGTCTTTCTGGTACGTCGCCTTCCACGTCGCGCCGATCCGGGTGGCGAGCGCCGTCAACGCCGCCGCGCAGGTGGCATCGTCGACGGTGAACGTATCGATCGTCGGCAGGCCGGCCTGCACCAGCAGGGACGTGAACCCCGGACACGCGGCGATGATCGCTTGCGCAATCACGGTCGCCGAGACGCTCGTCCAGCGCTGCGTGATCGTGCGCCGCGTCAGGAGCCAGGTGTAATCGATGACGCTGACCTGGTCGTGCCCGTTCGCGGGCGTGCCGGCGTAGCCGTGGACGTCCCGGCGAATTCCCGATCGAGCGTGTTCTTCGAGCCGACCGTGATCTGCACGTCCTGGCCATCGGTCGGTTGGAAGCCCATCACGGTGAAGGTGGCCGTATTCGGCGTCGCGCCTTGCGTCTCGGTGATGGTCAGCGTCTCGGCGAGGGCCTTGTTGGCGTCGACGGCGCGGCCGGTGGCGACGTGCACGCCCGCGATCGCGATGAAGACGAGCGTCGAATGCACGTTCGATCGGGACGTGCCGCTGCGCATGACACCGCTCTGGGCCATCCGGTACGCGGGCTGGGATCCGGTGATCGCCATCAGGCGCCCGCCTGGAAGCGCGTGCCGATCGCGCGCTGCTGCTGCGTGAGCGCCTCGGTGACCGCCGCGGCGATCGCGGCCGGCGTGCCGAGCGGCTGCATGATCTGGATCGTGATGTGATTCGTCACGCCGCCGGCGGCGCCGCCGATCGCGCTCCCTTCCGTGACGATCGCCTCACGCCCATGCAGCACCGCGAGCGTGCCGGCGCCGAAGTCCTGGAATCCATCCGACCCGTCCTTGAAGCCAGGAATCCGCGGCCCCGCCGGATGCGGCCCCAGGATCGCGCCTTTCAAGGCCGCGACGATTTCCTGAAAGCTGTAGCCTTCACGCGCCGCTTCGTCGGCGGTCAGAGTGGCCCCGCCATCTTTCGAGACCATGCCGCCCCGCTGGCCGCCGTAATGCACCATGCCACTGAGCGACCAGACAGAGCTTTCCGTGGCGGATTGCAGCATGTCCTGGAAGTTCTGGAAGTTGACGTCCACGGACGTTTTCATCGAGTCGAGCAGCTTCTTTTCGGCCGCAGCCGCCGCGTCCGCCGCGTCCTGTGCCTTCTTTTCCAATGCCGCGATCGCCTCCAGCTTTTGCAACACCGGATCCGCCGCCTCCGCGACCTCGTCCATGTCCGCGCGGGCGGAGTCCGCCCAGTGCATCGACGCCTGCTCCGCTTCCCGGTACTTCTCGCGTAAGAGCTGGATTTCTTGATTCGTGTGGCTCGAGGCCGTCTCGAGCGCGAACTCGTACGCGTTGTACGCCTCGTCGCGCAGGAGTTGATAGTGCTCTTTCGTGTACGGGTCGCTCTCGAGCGTCTTCTGAATGATGTTGTTCGCGGTCTGCTCGGCCGCTTTCCAGATCAACATCTCCGCCTCGACGCTGTAGTCCTTCGACTTCTTCATCGCGGCAATTTGGGCATCGGCGGCGAGATACGAGTCGGTGATTTGCCGGCCGACGCTGTCGTGGCTCGCCGCGGCGACCGCCTTGTAGTACTGATCGCTGACCTTGGTGAGCTCGGCGGCCTGCGCCGTCGCGAGTTTGTCCTCGGTGTTCTTGTCTTTGAGGTCTTTGACAAGCGCCTGCAGTTGGTCGCTCGTGAGGTGATACGCCTCAGCGACCGTCTTCTGCGCCACGCCGGCCGCGAGCGCCGCCTCCGCGCCTTCCACCGTGTGCGCGGTCATCGTGCCCAGGATGTCCGCGAGGGGTTCGGTCGCCGCGCGCACGCTGCGCCACGCGGCCGCCCAGGTGTCGAACGCCGCGTCCGCGGTGTCGAGGCCCTTCATGAACGCCGTCACGGCGTCGAGGGGCAGATGCATCGCCGCCGCGATTTCCTCCGCGCTCCCGCCCATGGTGCGCGCGTCGGTGATGAACTGCTGGCTCGCCTCTGAGAGGGGGAAGAGGCCGTCCTTCGTGAGGCTCTCCAGGTGCGCGGTCAAGGCCAGCGCGCTGACGCTCAGGATGCCGGCGCCCTGGGCCGCGTCGTTCTCGATGTTCTCCAACTGCGCCATCACGTCGGCGTGGTGCTGCGCCGCGAGGGCGGCGCCGCGGTGTGCGTCGGTCAGCCGCAGCAGCGCGGCATACGTCATGGTGAAACTGACGATGCTGGCCTCGGTTTTCGTCCAGAGATTGGATAACCCGATTTCGAAATCGTGGGCGTTCTTGATGTCCTCCTCGGAGATGATGGCCGACGAGGGCATGGCCGCTTCCGCCTTGGCGAGGCCCTCCATCGCCGGCGTCAACTCGCGCGCAATCCGCCCGCCGAAAATGTGGGTCAGGTCGCCGGCAATCTGCATCGGATCACCGACCTTGGCGACCGCCTGCGACAACGCCAGCATCGCTTCGTCCGGCCGCATGGACCGAAACGCCTCGGCGGACAGCCCCAGCGAATCGAACGCGCTGGCGAGATTCTTGTCGCCGTTGGCCAGTTTGGCGCTCAGCACCTCGGTGCCACGCGTCATCACATCACTACTGACGCCGAATTGCTGCCCGGCCCACACCAAGCGCTGCAACGCCTCGGTATCGATCCCGATCGCGACCGCCTGATGCTCGAGGTCCGCGGCGAAGTTCAGGGATTCCTTCACGGCGTTGAACGACTCGCGCAAGACGGCGTAGATCGCCAACCGCTCGACAATGCGCTCGCCCATCGACGTGAACTGATCGCCGAAAGACTGAAAGTGCACCCCGGCGTCCTTCGCCGACTCGCCCGCCTCCGTCACGGCCTGGCGCGCTTGCGCCATCGCGGTCTTCAAGTCTTCGACCGTGGCGGCGACCCGAATGAACATCTGGGGATCGGTGGCCATCCTATTGACTCACGGCGTCGATCGCCGCCTGCGCCGCCGCGTTGATCCGCGCGAGATGCGCCGCTTTTTCGAGGGTCGCCGCCGCGAAAAAGAAGACGCGCTTCGCCATGGCCTTCGTGCCGAATTCCAAGTAGAAGGGCAGGTACTCGGCGTCGCCGGCGGGCTCCTGGACGATCACCGCGTACCCCGTGCCGTTCGCCAACGGCTCGACCCGGATCAACTCCTCGAGCGGCGGGCGCGCGAGCTGCGCCTGGGTCGGATCGTGGCGCCGCGCCACACGCGCGCGCGCTTCCGCGGCGATATTCAGCGCGGTGATGTGGCAGGCTTCGAGTTCGCCCTTGGCGACCACCGACGTCAGGACGTCAAACGCCGCCAGGAGCTTGGTCGTGTCGAACGTGAGCGTCACGCCGTCAGCCACGCGCGATCGCCTCCTCCGCCAACTCGTGCTCGATTTCCATCGCGGTGGTCCGCATCGGGGAATTCTTCCAGCCTTTCGGGTCGACCTGGTTGGCGGCGACGGCGCGCGCGTACGATCGGGAGGCGATGATCTCGGCGAGGAAGCCCGCCGGCAGCCGGGCCTGCTCGGCTACGACGTCGGACGGCTTGAGCGCCGGGAACTCTTCACAGAGGCGACCGACGTAGTACGCGAACGGGGAGACGGGTTGATACGGCCGCTGCCCGCTGCCCTCAAGCAGCCGGTGCAGCAGCCGATAGCTCTTTTTGCGCCCTCTCCGCGTCCTCCTGGGTCGCGAAGAACAGCGCGGGCTTGGTCAGACGGAGGACTTCCGTCGCGATGAAGTCGATGCTCTCATCGTCGAGGTCGTCGACGATCGCATCGCGCGCTTCTTGATCCGCTTTTCGCAGGAGGACGTCACTGCCTTTCTCGGCCCGCACGTGGATCTTCTGCGGATAGCTCCACGCGACGAGGCCCGCCCGTACGAGCGCGAACCGGTCGTAGCCGGTCAGCGGATCCGCGATCGCCTGCAGGATCTCGGCGTCTGGGGTCGCGGCCCGTTCCAGGATGCGCCGGAACCGCGCCGCCCAGGTCCGCGCCCCGCCGTCGGCCATCGCGCCCGCATGGGCCGCCTGCGCCGCCTCGATCTGGCGGCCGGTCAGCTTGCGGACGATCACCCACTGTCCCGCGTCGAACGGGCACGGGATCGGATCCGAGACGATCAGGCTGGCGAAGGGTGCGCCCATGGCGTTACGTCCACACGCCGGCGCCCGTCGGCTGCAGGGTGGCTTCGAAGTTCGTCAGCTTCCCGTTGCTCGGCGCGACTTTGTACTTGTTGAGCCAGCACGACACCGTGAACGTCTTCGAATCCCCGAAGACGATCACGAGCACGCGCGGCGTCGACGTCGGCAGCGCATCGGCGTCGCCCGGTCGCAGCACCACGTGCGGGCCGGTCACCGTCGTCGTATCGAAGAGGCCCTTGACGGGAATCGCGGACACCTTACGCATCCCGGTCGGCAGGAACTCACGCCACGAATCGCCGAACGCTTCCGACGACTGGGTCTCGACTTCGATCTCGGCGCCGCCCAGATCCATCACGAACCCGGTGATGGTGCGCGGCGTCGCGCCGCTGTCCGTCAAACTGATCGTGACGTTGGTGGATCCCTGAATCCCGACTGCCATGGTGTAACTCCTGTTACGTGCGTTTGAAGCCGACGAACGGCGTGATCGACCCGGCGCCGGTCACGTCGCCGTTGTACGAGAGGTAGCGATCGATCGTGCCGGCCACGGTCAGCCGCTCGGCCGCCGGCGCCGCGGCGACGTTCGTGAACGTGATCAGATCGGCGTAGGTGACATCGTCCGGCGAGCTGCGAATCTTGCCGATGAAGCCGGTGAACCCGGAGAGTGCGCTGACGAACTGGTAGCCGACGCCGCCGAGCCGCGTGTTGGCGCGCACGAACGATCCGCCCGTGCCGGCGACGGTCACGTTGACCGGAACCGAGAAGGTGGTCGCGCTGATCACCGTGACGGTCTGCTGGCCGTTGATCGCGGGGCTCGACGTGATCACCCCACTGAGGAAGATGATGTCGCCCGTCGTCAGGCCATGCGGCACCGGCGTCGTCACGACCGTCGGGTTCGCGATCGTGTTCGACGTGATCGGGATCACGCGCTGCGTCGGGTCGAGCGTGTAGTCGACCGACTGCCCGTCCGTCTTCGTGTTCCAGTCGATCGTCTTCGGCGTCGCGGACTGGAGGATGACGCCCTCGTCGAGTGCGCCGCTCACCTGATACGAGACGTTCGCCTTCGTGAGCTTGCCGACGGCCGAGAGCACGGCGTACTTCACCGTGCACGCGCCCTGGACGGCCGTGAAGAGCGCGCCGATGAGGTTCCCCGCGACCGCCCACGCGACCAGGCGCACCGTCGCCGGCGCGGCTTTCATCGCGTCATGAATCCCGGCGGTGGTCGAATCGAAAAACGCGCCGCCCTGGGTGATCGTGGCCTTGCGCATCCCCGTCGGCAGCGTCGCGCGCCAGGTATCCCCCAACCCCTCGCTCGGCTCGAGCTCGACCTCGACCTCGTGCGAGAAGTCTTTGACCTTCGCCGACAGCAGGTTGTAGCCATCGACCAACAACGCGCCGAACTGCGACGATCCAAAGAGGGCCATCAGCGATCCTTGCCTTTCGGCGGCAGCGGCCCGCCACTGGGGTCCGCGCTCGTCGTCACCAGCGCGATCTTCTCGCTCGCCAGGAGCAGCGGCAGACTGGCCGCCGGCACCTGATCACAGCTCTCCCCGACTTCGGCCAGCGTCTCGTTGCCGGGCGTAGAGAGGCGCACGAGGGCGCGGTAGTGTTTACCCGTCAGGTCAGTCGCCACTCCACACCTCGTCTTCCCATTTCCACCCACAGACACTGCAGCACGGGCGCCGCACCCCGAATCCGCACGACGCGATGCGCTCGCTCTCGCCAGCGCCGCAGCGCGGACAATTCGTGTCGAGCGCCTGGCGCGCCGGCCTTCCCGTCGCATCGACGATCACGGGCGGCTCCGCGTCAGCCATTCGTGTTCTTCACGATCAGCGTGATGATCGCGACCTCTTCGTGCACGACGACGTTGGCGATCACCTGGTCGCCGAGGTTGAGGATCTGAATGTCCGTCATCGGCAGCCCACTACAGACGACGTACGCGCCCGACGTCGCGAGCGGTCCCGCGAACAGGAGGCCGAGCGCCACGTTGAGAATCCCCTGCGCCTCACTCACGTTCTCCTGCGCGCTGATCGCGTGGATCCGCACCTCGCACTCCGGGACGTCGCCGTGGCCGGGGTACGTGCCGAAGCCGCCGAGTTGGCGCGGGTTCGACACTTCGAAGTACACGTAGGGCATCGGCTCGCCTTGCGGCACCACGGTGTTCACGCCGCCCTGCAGGAGATCGGTCAGCGCCGGCACGTCGAGCGCGGCGAAGATCGCGACGGCGACCGGCGAGAGCGCGGAGTACGACGGGCTCACGCCTGGACCTCTTGGCCATACAGATACAGCTCGTCGCGCTCGTCGGTCGGGTCCTGATACGAGTCGATCTCGATGACGCGCGCTTTGTAGCGGATGCGATCGGTCGCCCGAATGTCCTCACGGAACCAGATTTCCCAGACGCTCGCGAGGACCGCGGCGAGCTGCGCTTTCATCAGCGCTTCGCGCCCGGTCAGCGGCCGTTCATGCGCCCACACCACGGCCCGCGGCGTGTAGACGCTCGTATGCCCGCCCTGCCCGTCCGACACGAGCGTCAGTTGCTCGATCCGGATCTGCTTCTGTTTGTTCCCGATGCTCATGCCGACGCCTCGCGCTTCAGTCGGGTCAGGGCCTTGATTTCCTTGTCGGTGAAATGCACGACCTTGAGGCCGAAGTACTGAATCAGGTAGGCGTCGCGGTTGGCGTGACAGCCGGGCGTTCGGGCTTCCGCTCGATCGTGCCAGTACGATCCGTCCGCCTCGTACGCGATGTGATGCGCGCGGTCGTAGAGGTCCACCGTGAACCGGCCGAATCGGACCTCCGGTTCGAGTGTCAGGCCTTGCGTGGCGAGATGGCCGTGCAGGGCCCGCGCGAGTTTCGTATAGCGGTTCCCGATCGGCTGCACGTGCATCCGGCCGTCGGCCCATTTCGCCTTGTGGAGGGCGCTCAACTTTGCGCGCGTT